CCTTCGCCAAGGCGAGGCGCGGCCGCCGCATCTTTGCCACCAAGGGCATCCACGGCAACCGCCCGATCTGGTCTGGTCGCGAGACGCGCTCGAAGATGAATGACCCGTTGTGGCTGATCGGGACCGACGCCGCCAAGGACGCCATCTACGGGCGCCTGAAGATTGATCCGCCGGAGCCTGGCCTGCGCAAGCCTGGCTTCATCCACTTTCCGACCGGAGAGAATTTCGGTCCGGACTACTACGAGCAGCTCACCTCAGAACGGCGCATGACTCACAAGCGCATGGGGCAACCCTACACGCGCTGGGAGCTGCCCGAGGGCAAGCGCAACGAAGTGCTCGATACCTTTGTCGGCGCATTAGCGGTTCGGCGTTCGCTGCCGCGGCGCATTGAGGTCGGGTTGCAATATTCAGTCGTCTCGGAGCGCCCGCCGCGCGATGGCGCGGTTGCCCCAGCGCACCCTGCGCCCCCGACGACGCCGGCGCAAAGACCGATGATTTCGCTCGCGCCGACGGCTCAAGCGCCGCGGCGATCGTTCGCCAGCATGTTGCCGAAGTGATCGGGGATTGCGATGTTTGATCCGAACGGCACCATCCTAGCCGGTCTACCGGCGGTGACGCTTCAGCAATGGCTGACGGTGGCGCAGACCGCGTATATGCAGCTCGCCACGGGTGGCAAGCCTGTCACGGTATCGTATGACGGGAAATCGGTGACCTACACCGCAGCCGAAGGCGCGGCGCTGCAGAGTTTTATCGGCCTGCTTCAGCGCCAGCTCGGAATCAATCGCGGCAGACGCGCTATCCGGCCCTATTTTCGATGATCGGTGATCAGTCTAACGTTCGATGATGACGGGACTTCAAGCCAATCAACCCACTCCTGCAGGGCCTCTCGCGGTCGACCAGCGAGACCACGTGTCCCGTCCTAAATGCATCCCCGTCATCCGCAAAAACGAATTTTCCAACCAAGCTCATGTCGGCTCCTCCTTCTGTCGATTCGCCAGGTAACGCCTGAGGCCCTCAGCGGCCTTTGCTTGGAACTCCGGTGAAGCGTTGCGCGCTTTGGCTCTCGCGCTTGACGCCGCTCTCATTTCCGGGGAGCGGTTGCGCTCCGCAACCTGGGCTCTATGTTCTGGCGATTTGTTGAACTCCATGAGTTTTTTGAGGTGATCTGGGTCGCTGCTGAGCCTCGAACGGCGGGCCCGATTTTCTGGTGAGTTGGCGAGGGCACGCAAGCGATCGACAACCTCAGGGCGTTTGCTCAACACGGATTTCGCGGCCCTTGCTTCCGGCGAACGATTGTAAGCTATTAAGCGGGCAAGATGCTCAGGAGAATTGGCGATCTCGGAGGCTTTTGCTCGTCTTTTGGGGTCCTGGGCGAGCCGCGCAAGCCTCGCAATGTTTTCTGGAGAAGTATTGCGCGCTAGAAGCGTGGCGATACGATCTTGGCGGCGACTGCTTTCGGACATTTTCGCACGAGAGCTATCGGACGGTACATATCCAGATGAGCCCTCTCCTCCATCAGTAAGGTTTACGAGCGGCCCCTTCTTACCTCTCCCGATGGCCGCAATTAGTGCGATCTCAATCTCAAACGCCTGCGCCTCAGTGAGGCCTTGGTGTGTTTTGACGCAGGGGATTTCACCGTATTTGTTTATGATGTTGCGAAGGTGCGGATTAGGCGACCTTTGCTTGTTGTGAGCAATCCATCTAGGTCCGCGACCTTTTCCGACATAGCAGGGCAAGCCTGTATCTGGTCGAAAATACACATAGACGTAAAAGTCGCTGCGCATCACTCAACGATGAATCGACTGCGGAGTGATGTCAATGTCATTTTGTTTGAAGCGCTAGAAAATGACTGAGAAGGGTGTCGTTCTCTATGGTCCCGATGGTGTGACGCCGCTGGAGCGCAGCCGGCCTTCGAAGGCGCGCGCGCTTAATGGCGGCCGCGGCAACTTCAGCGGTCCGCCCTACGATGCCGCCGATATCTATGGCCAGCATATGGCCTCATGGACGCCAATGTTGTGGTCGCCGGATGGCGAACTCAACATGTATCGCGATCGCATCGTTTCGCGCGCGCGAGATATGGCGAAAAATGATGGATGGGCGGCAGGGACAGTCACGCGGATTCTCGACAACGCCGTTGGCGCGAACCTACGCCCGATCCCAAAGCCCGACCATCGATTCCTTGCGAGTTTCGCCGAGAATCCGGCATTTGATCATGTGTGGGCAAAGGAATTCGCCAGCGCGTTAGATGCTCTCTGGAGGAGTTGGGCAGTAACGGATCTCGGGCGATATTGCGATGCATCGCGAAATCAGACTTTTGGTCAGATGATGCGCGTTGCGTTTCGCCACAAGCTTATCGACGGCGACGCGCTAGCGGTCATGCAGTTTATTCCCGATCGCGTCGGACGCGGCGGGGCGCGCTATTGCACAGCAGTGCAGCTTGTTGATCCGGACAGGCTTTCAAATCCGCAATTGCGTTTTGATCAACAGACTATGCGTGGTGGCGTTGAGATTGATCAGTGGGGCGCGGCGATTGCATACCACATCCGCAAGGCCCACGCCGGGGATTGGTTTAGCGCGGCGCAATCTGTGACATGGGAGCGTGTTCAGCGCGAGACGAGTTGGGGGCGCCCGATCGTCGTGCACGATTACGAAGGCGATCGCGCCTCACAGCATCGCGGGGGGGCCGGCATCTTCACGCCGGTGCTGCAGCGCCTCAAGATGCTGGTCAAATACGACGGCGTCGAGCTCGATGCGTCGATCATCAACGCGATCTTCGCGGCCTATGTGGAATCGCCATTCGATCGTGAAATGGTCAGCGAAGCGCTCGATGACGGGGAGAAGCTGAATTTCTACCAGGATCAGCGCAGCCGGTTCCACGACGAATCCAAGATGGTTCTGGGCAACGCTCGCATCCCGATCTTGTTCCCCGGTGAAAAGATCAACGCGGTTGCCGCCAATCGTCCGACCGGAAACTTTGGTGCGTTCGAAGGCGCCGTCCTGCGCAATGTTGCCGCCGGCACTGGACTGTCTGCACAACAGGTCAGCAACGATTGGTCGGACGTCAATTACTCCAGCGCTCGCGGCGCCATGCTCGAGGCCTGGAAGACGCTGCACCGGCGTCGCCATGATTTTGCCGAAGGTTTTGCCGCCCCAATCCGCTCGGCCTGGATGGAGGAAGTCTTCGAGATTGACGAGCTTCCGCTGCCGAAGGGTGCGCCGAAGTTCGCCGAGTGTCGTGGCGCCTATGCCCGCTGCCGCTGGATGGGTCCCGGCCGCGGATGGGTTGACCCGGTCGCTGAGAAGCAGGGCGCCGTCATGGGCATGGACGCGGCTCTTTCGACCCTCGAAGACGAATGCGCCGAGCAGGGCCTCGACTACGAAGAGGTGCTCGAGCAGCGAGCATACGAGCTCAAGCGGTTCGATGAATTGAAGATCCCGCGGCCAGCATGGGCTGGACAATTCACCGCGACCGAGGCGGCGAAGAAGCCGGAAGCAACATGATCAAGCCCGAACGGTTCTTTAATGCACCGCTGGCCCTCTGGCCCGGTCATTCCGCCGCGGTTTTGGAAATGTTGCGAGTGCCGCATGAGGCACATTCGCTCGTCTCAGTCCCAAGTGCATCGACGCCGGGTCAGGCGTTGGAGCTTCGCGACCGACCGCGACTCTACGACTTGGTTGATGGCGTGGCGATCGTTCCGATCCGAGGCGTGTTGGTTCATACCCGCACATGGTGGGCGTGGGAGGAGACCGCATATAGCGAGATCGCCCAAACGTTGGTCGCCGCGCTCGACGATCCGGAAGTCAAGGCCATCGCGTTGCACGTCAACTCCCCGGGCGGAGAGGTGGCTGGTTGCTTTGATTTGGCGGAGGCAATTTATCGAGTGCGCGGCGAGAAGCCGATCTGGGCGATTCTCGACGAATACGCATTTTCCGCCGCCTATGCGCTCGCGAGCGCTGCCGACAAAATCATAGTGCCGCGCACCGGCGGCTCCGGCTCGATCGGCGTCATCACGATGCACATCGACGTGACGCAGATGCTGGAGAAGTTCGGCGTCAAGGTCACGACTATACAATTCGGTTCGCGGAAATCCGACAGCTATCCAACAACTCCATTATCAGATGGTGCGCGCGAGCGGTTCCAGGCCGACGTTGACGCTATGGGCGAAATGTTCGTCGACATGGTCGCGCGCAATCGCGGTCTCGCCGCGAGCAAAGTCCGCGCCACCCAGGCCGGTTGTTTTCTTGGTGCAACCGGCGTCGCCGAAGGTCTGGCCGATGAGGTGCTGTCGCCCGACGAAGCATTTCTGAGCCTCGTTCAATCGATCGCGTGAAATCGCGTTCCCTTCATTCAAGTTTCAACATCGGAGAAAAGTCCATGAGCACAAGTGTTCCGTCTGCCGGCGCCTCGCCTTTCTCGCATCTCGCGCGCAATGCGCAGCCGGCCGTTGCCGGCAAGGCCTCCGATGACGACGACAAGAAGAAAAAAGATGAGGAAGAGGCCAAGCGCGCCGAGGACAAGAAGAAAGAGGACGAGGAGGCCAAAAAGGCCGAGGACAAGAAGAAAGAGGATGAGGAGGCCGCAGCCAAGAAAAAGGCCGACGACAAGAAAAAGGAAGAGGACGCCAAAAAGGCGGACGATGACGACGGAGACACCAACGACGAGAAGGACCCCGAGGCTCGCGCGGCCCGGGCTCGCGAGCGTGGCCGCATCCGCGCGATCGTGACGTCGGACGCCGGCAAGCTCAATCCCGTCGGCGCCATGCATCTCGCAACCGGCACCTCGATGTCCCGTTCGCAAGCGATCGAGACCTTGCATGCGATGGGCGTCCCAGCCGCGGCTGCAGAGCCGGCGCGTCAGACCGATACCCTTCGCGATCGCATGGCGACCGTGAAAAATCCCGACGTCGGTCCGGACGGCGCGCAGGCGCCGGCCGCGGGCAGCGTCCAGGCGACCGCGGCCGCGATCGTCGCCGCCGGCAAAAAACGTCGCGGCGAAGCCGCCTGACGCGTAAGCCGCGCTCGCGCGGCGCTCCGTAGCACTCCCAAACCCTCAACGTTCCAGCAATCGAAAGGAGCGCCGCAATGGCCCTCAATCCGTCGTTTATCGGCAATAATGCGCAGCAGCCTTCCGCCGCCGCGGAGAGCTACATTCCCGATCAACTCATCGCCGGCAGCCTCAAGCTGGTCAGCGATCTGGCGACCGTTTCCGGCAGCGCCATCCTGCAGCGCGGAAGCGTGATGGGGCTGAGCAAGTTCGGCAGCGTGTCGGGCACGGCCGGTAAGGCCTTTGCCTCCGGCACGATCGCGATCGCGGCAGTGCCGACCGCGGCCGACACCCTGACGATCCAAGGCACCGCGATCACCTTCGCGGCCGCCGTCCCCGATGTCGCGCCGCCGGCCAACACGGTCTATATCGGAACCACCACGGCGCTGACCGCGCAGGCGCTGCTGGCGCTGCTGGTCGGCTCGACCGACGTCAATCTCTCGAAGCTCACCTACACGTTGTCGGGCTCGACCATCGCGGCAAAGGCAGCGATCCCCGGCACCGGCGGCAATGCCTACACGCTGGCGACGTCGGATTCGGGGGCGTTCACGCTCTCGGGCGCGACGCTTACCGGCGGCACCGCCAACACCGGCAACGCGACGCTCAGCGCCATGTCGGGTGGCGCCAAGATGCAGATGGGCAGCTATACGGCGACCTGCCTGACCGCGACGACCGCGCAAGTGATCGATCCGGCCGGTGAGGAGATCGGTGTCGCAACGTTCGGCACGGCGTTCGCCGACTCGCAGATCAACTTCACGATCACCGCTGGCGGCACGCCCTGCGCCGCCGGCGACGCCTTCGTGCTCGTTGCCGCTCCGACCACGGCGGGGCTCTATACGCTCTGCACCGCCAGCGCGGTCGACGGCACGGAAGTCCCGGCAGCGATCCTGGTCGACACCACCGACCCTACCGGCGGCAACGTCAGCGCCGGCGTCTATCTGATGGGCGAGTTCAACGCCAATGCCCTGGTTCTCGATCCGAGCCTCAGCCTGGCTGCGGTCAAGGCAGCCTTCGCCGGCAAAGGCATCTTCATCAAGAACGCGGTGTCGGCGTTCGATCCGAGCTGATCGTATCTGGCGTCTCTTCCATTCCAACAATCACACCAACACTCGCGCCCTGGCTCGTACGAGACGGCGCAAACACGGAGAATGAGTCATGGTTGCGACCCCGGGCGGTAATCTGATCTACGATACAAACGTTTTGATCCAGGTTGTGCCGAACCTCAAGCGCCCCACCAACTTCCTGCTCGACAAGTTCTTTCCGAACATCGTCAATTCGGATTCGGAATTCGTCTCGATCGACGTGGACGTCGGCAAGCGCCGCATGGCGCCCTTCGTCTCGCCGCTCGTCGAAGGCAAGCTGGTCGAGCAGCGCCGCATGCAGACCAATACGTTCAAGCCTGCCTATATCAAAGACAAGCGGGCTCCGGATTTGCGCAAGCCCGTGCGCCGCATGATCGGTGAGCGCATCGGCGGCGACATGACCGGCGCCGAGCGTGAGATGGCGAACCTGGAAGCAGAGATGACGGACCAGGTCGATATCCTGGAACGTCGACTGGAATGGATGGCCGCCTCCGCGCTCTCGACCGGTACCGTGACCATTGCAGGTGACGGTTTTCCGACTGTGGTCGTCGATTTCGGGCGGGACGCATCGTTGACCATCGCCAAGACTGGATCGGCGAAGTGGACCCTGGCGAATGTCACGGCCGGTAACGCGTCGCCCACGTCGGACATCGAGGCCTGGCAGCGCCAGATCCTCAAGAAATCGGGCGCCGGGGTGCTCGATATCGTGTTCACGACATCAGCGTGGGAAGGCTTCATCGCCGACCCGCTGCTCAAGGGCGCGATCTACTATCCTAAGCTTGGGGACTCCGGCAATAACATCGATGTTGGCGCGAAGATCGCGCGCGGTGCTGTCTACAAAGGCAGATGGGGACAGTACGATCTCTGGATCTACAACGAATGGTACGTCGACACGGGCACCGAGGGCGGCACCGTCGACAAGGAGTACCCGATGCTGACCGACGGCACCGTGGTCCTGTCCGGACCGGACATGATGGGCACGCGGGCGTTCGGCCAGATCCTCGATCCGGAGTTCAATTACGCCGCGCTGCCCTATGCGCCTAAGACCTGGGTCGAGAAAGACCCAGCCCAACGCCTCATCCTGATGCAGTCGTCGCCGATCGTGATCCCCTCGCGGGTCAATGCGGCGCTGGCGGCGTCGGTATGCGACGCCGTCTACACCTGATCATTGATCGGTGAAATTCTGGCGCCGGCATTCCGCCGCGCCATCAACACGGAGAGAAAATCATGGGCCAGCAAGACCCGCGCCAGAACCAAGGCGGCGGCCAAGCTGTCGTCGCAGAGAAGATCGCGCGCGGTGTTGTCGCGCGCGGGCGCACGGTCGATGTTCCGGAGGGCGAAAAGCTCATCGTCAACCATACTCTGGAGGGGAGGCCCGTCTATCGCCGCGCAATCAGATCGTATGGGCCCGGTCACGAGGTTGAATTGCCGGCGGCCGAGATCGCAAGCTTGCGCGAGCGCGGCTTCCTGATCGACCCGGGCCAGCCGCTCCCTCCGCTTGGCGACGGCCCGCACTACACGGAGACGGGCTCGCACGCGAACGCCGCCTGATCTCGGTCCGGTGCGCTCGCCGCCCGGCGCAATTGATCGGGCACGGCGATGGATGATTTCCTGTTGGATAATGTCCGTCGCCGTCCCCAGTCGGCGATCCAACCAGCGGCGACGCCAGTGACCCCGGCCGGCGAGAAGCTAGAAACGTTTCTGACCGTCGCGATCGCCGAGCTGAAGGGTGAGGCTGTAAAGGGTGCACCGATGAAAGAGAAAATCGCGGCGTTGCGGGAATTTCGAACGCAGCAGCGCAAGATCCTCGATGCGAAGATCGACGCCACCAAGGAGAAGGCCAAACAGGTCTATTCCCGTGCCCACGCGGCCGCCGATCGCGAATTCGACGAAGTGCGGGAGATGGATGCCGAGCTCGACCTCCTGGATGACGAGGTCAATCAATTGATCGGCGGCAACAGCCCTCCCAAGTAGGACGGCTGCGCGAGCTCCACCAGGCCGTCCGGCAATTGAGGGGCGCTATCTAAAATGGATTTCTCCACCCTCGTCCTCGGCCCGGCAATGGAGGCGTTCTCCCTGCCGGTCACCATCACGCCGCTGAAATCGAAGCCTATGGCCGCGCCATACCAGGCGCGTGGGGTGTGGACGATCACGGACGTCGATATCGTGACCGAGGACGGCGGCACGTTCTCGAACCGGACGCTCAAGTTCGGGATCAGGCTGCTCGAATTCACCGTCGCTCCAAAGCAGGGAGATTTGATCACGACCGCCGTTTCCGGCCTCCCGCTGGCTTACTGGCAGGGCGCTATCGATCCCTCCGGCAACATCGATCTTCTGGTCGACGACTTTCGGCCAGACGGACAGGGCGGCGCGACACTGATCGTCAAGCGCGTTACGACATGAGCACGCTTTCGGTCCAGATCCGGGATGCCGCTTTCACGCGCATCACGACGGTCATCACGAGCTTCGCCTCGACGCGCAAGACTCCGTTCCCGACCATTCAGACCGACCAGGTGCCGGCGCTGGGCGTCTTCCTGTTGCGCGAGCAATACAGCCCGGACGGCGATGCCGATGTCGGGCCGCCGCGCTATGTCACCGATGCCACAATCGCGATCGCCGTGGTCAACCTGTCGAGCGATCCGGCGGTGCTCGACGGCTCGATCGATTCCGACGTCGACCTGATCCTCGACACGCTGCTGTGCGACCCGACCTTTCTCGATCTGCGCGACACGGTG